AGTATATGGACTTGTTACCCCAATGCCAACATAACCACCTAATGGTTGAATTAAAAGAGGTTGGGGATGTTCAGCCCCTGAATAGTAATCGCTTGATTGAATAAATGCAGGTGCCCCAACTCCTGATGTATAGAATTGACCCATTTTTAACCAAGCACTATTTGATTGTAAAGCCAATTGACACGGAAAGTCTTGTGTGGTTGTAAAAGATGGAATTGGTATATTTTGTAGAACTTGAAGTATATGTGTTTGTGCTGTCAAACCTACACCAACATTTCCGCTTGAATTAATAGATATTCCTGAGGTTGAATAACCACCTGATGAAGTTCTTGGATTGATTTGTAAAACGTTACTATCACTATACATTGCGTATTTCTGGGAAGTTGAAACATCAATGATTTCAAACACACCCTTAACACTTAACGGCCAATCTGGGGATGCAACACCAATTCCTACATTACCGTTTTTATCAATTACAAAACGAACGGATGATGCTGTATAATCAAAAATGTAGAAACTACCATTGCCACCACCAGATGATCCGCTACCACTTCCCAAATTCCAAGTATGGCCTCCCGTTCCACTATTCGCAAGTGATAATGTTGTATCAGATGATGAAGATGTGATCAGACACTGATTGATGTATGAACCACTGTGTGAGATGATGAATGGTGTAACAGCATTTCCAGCGGTTGTAATCGTAGTCGGCGGTAATGCCAATGACCCCGCATTGATTACCATCTGACCTGTATTACTTGAAGTAGTATTAGCGGTTGTATTACTGACCAAAATCTGAGCATCTGGGAAGTTTCCCGTTCCAGTGTGTCCATAGTAGTTCTGCGTCAGTGTGCCACTCGCACCCGCCATTGTTATGTAGTTCTTGTTCGTGGATGCATCCTGACCAACGGATGCCAGGCCAGAGCCTAGGTATGCTCCCGTGTAATAGATCGCTCCATTAACCGTGACCGTGTTCGTAGTAGAAGTTGGTGGGTTACTAGCTCCGCTAGTGGTTTGAAAAAAAGAGGCAAAGTTGGAGCCCTGAAAAAGATAGGAGTTGGCTAGGACATTGGCACTGGATGCGTATGGATAATATCCTGCCGATACCGATCCCGTGTAGGGTGTGATGGAATATTGAACTACCTTATTGCTACCATTGACTCCCAACCCATACGTCGCACTAGCAGTAGTCACACCACTAAGAACAAGGTCACCCGTTACCGTCTCATTCCCTGTTACCGTTACAGTGGATCCACTTTGGCTTAGAATGCTATCGGCTAGAACGTTGGCACTGGATGCATAGGGGATCTTTGTGGCTGATACACTGCCACCAATTGGTGCGACATAATCCGCAAAGCTAATTATTTGATTACTGGAATTTAGGCCTAGGGTGACTGCTGGTGTTCCTGATGCGATGCCCGTGAGCGTGACCGTTCCCGCTATAGATGCCGAGCCTGTATCCGTGAGACCAGCTGTTGTCAGGGTATGAGTTCCTAGGGTTACGTTGGTAGTAGCTCCCGTGTAGGGTACGAAGGCACTACCAGCCGTGGAAATCGCTCCATCTACGTAGGTCTTGTTCGTGAGATCTGCCCCCACGGTCGGCACATGGGTCGTTTTGATATTTTTAGAGCCAAGATCTGTATCAGTGGTAGCTCCCGTGTAAGGCACAAAATTAGCCGTCGCTATGCCTTCCACATATAGAATGGCATTCTGAAGAGCGGTAAGATTGACTACGTCGGAGCCAACTGTAGGAACATAGGATGTCTGCAATTCCTGCCCTCCTAGATTGACCCCTTGTGTAGCTCCACTGTATGGTACATAGCTCCCAGGCTGTAAGAGTACCCCGTTATCATAAATAGAAGTTGCGTAGATGGTTTGAAGGCCATCAATCGTATTGACTACTAAGCTGTTATTCTGTAGCCCGTTTGTAGAGGCCATTTATAATTCTTACTAATAGATAAGAAAAGAAATGGAAGTAGTTAAATCCTACACCCTCTACCTGAACACCCGAGAGGCTAACTCGGGAACGCCCAACAATTGTACATGGCGTTTTACGACTCCGATCGTATTAACCAATACCAATAACCGCTTTCTGATCAGTACTCCTATGATTGAATTGCCCTATAGCTTTTCACAGGTAAATACTACTAACTACAACCTCCCTTACACATACACGGACAGTACGGGGGCTCGTAACTTCTCCTCTACCACGATGAACATCCCAGAAGGCAATTACAACATTAACCAGCTACAAACTCAACTAGCTACCTCCCTTGTTGCAGACATTGCCCTTCATTGGACAGGCTCCACCATTACCGCCTCCAATTTCAATTTTACTTACAATTCGCAAACGGGATTCACCACAATGACTATGACAGGTCTCTCTTTCACGGCCACGATTGTCCTCAAGTTCTCCATCTCCTATGTGCTCGGCATCATGAACGGTTTCCCTCAAGCGGATCAAACATTCGGAACGGCGGTAGTCCTGACATCGCCCAATAAGGTAATGTGTAACCCCATCACCTCCGTCTATATCCGCTCTGACTCGCTCAAATTCCAGAACAATTTTGAAGCGATCGTACAAAGCTATCAAAACTCGGATATCGTCGCAAAAGTACCAGTTACTACATTACCAAACAGTATCATCTATTTGAGATCAGAAACTAAATCAATGATCAGTAATAAGTTCTTGTCTGATTTGAATCTGTATGTATCTGATAACCTTTCCACGAGCTATTCACTGGATTTACAGGGAGTCAATTATGGTATAGAGATTCAGATTGATGAGGTGCAAATAAAACCCAACAATGCCTATCAGGACAAACTGGAGGTATCAGGTGTTGCCCTTCCTAAGCAGTTAATAGCAGAGCGTGATAACTTGTTACGGGACTTACTGGCACAACGTGAGCAGTTAGAGAAAGAGATCAATGAGCAGAAGCAGATGAACCAGCAAGAGGTCAAACAGGCACAAGAAATTCCTCCGCCTCAGTAGAAATGAGCCACGGATACCGTCAGAAAGAACCACGTCAGTGGTCATCCTTTGTCCATGCTACCGTAAAACACGAGCCAAATTTCATTCCCAATCAGGTAGATCCCGCTTTTCACGGAAAGGCACCGGTTCCGTCTGGTATGTTGGGTAAGAAGCTTGTCCCCACTTCTTCTCTGGATAAATTTCACGCTAACCCTAGTGGCCAGAAATCGCTGATGTATGGGTGGGGTCACGGTCTTCCGGTAGTGGAGCCCTCCGATGTCGCCCATTCTGTTCATAATCGCCGAACGCTTCAGGAGGTTAATAACCTGGATTTCGGCAACTACTACAAGTTCACAAAATGAGGCGTTGGTCTCAAAAAAAATGTGTATCCCAAGTATAGAATACAATGGCTACACACTTCTCAGGCATTAACCAAGAGGTGCATTCGTACATGACTCAGGACGTTCCCTCGTCTCTGAAGTCTAACTCTTCGGCTCAGGCGATCAAGACCCGCAACCGCATCTTCCAGGTGTCATCCACCTCGCAGTCGCAATCTTCGGGCGGTGTGGTTCTCTTTAACGTGCCGCCTAGCAATTACTCCATCACTCGTGGCACCATGGCACTTCGTGCCCGTGTCACGGTGACGGGTACTGGTTTGGTAGCGGGTACCGCCAACGCTCAGCCTGGTTTCCAGGGTGCGGGTACCCTCGTCCAACAAGTTCCTTCTTTTGGTAACGGCTATGCTTGTATCAATCGTATGACTCTGTATGGTGCCAACTCTGCCGTCATAGAGCAACAGAACTATCTGAACGACAACATGAACTTGCTCCTCATGCATAATAGCAACGCTTCCTACCTGCAGTCGGACGCTCAGCTGTTGTGTGGTGTTGGTGCCCCGTTCTCGGTCACCTCTACGACTTCGGCCTTTATTGACTTGGTTCTGCCGTTGCCCCTGTCTGCCTTTAACTCCAGCACTCAGGACTTCCCGAACTATCTACTGTCAGCCCCGCTGACCCTCCAAATTGATCTCGCTTCTTTGAATCGTGCTATCTTCATTGGTACTGGTGTTGGTACTGTGACGGATTACACCATCAGCAACACCTACCTGGTCTATCAGGCATGTGAGCTCCCCGCTTCCTACGTGGAGGCCGAACGCATGGCCGTCAAGTCTCACCCGTTCATCATGAATCTTACTAGCACGTTGGCGGTTCAGGTTCCAGCTTCCATTCTGACGTCTTACTCCCTTGGATTGAATGCGTCCTCTGTAAGAGCCTGTTTTGTTATGCCGTCCAATACTGCTAGTTACGGAACTTATACAAGCCCTGCTACTGGTTCCGCCAGTTATCAGCTGGAATACTGGCGAGACACCAACGAGTCACCCGCCATGTCTGGTTCTGGTACCAACGCCATCGTCTTCGTTGATGGCAATCAGATCAATTCGGCCATCTTTGACAACCCAGCCATGGTCTTCCAGGGTCTCAAGAACGCCCTTCACCACAATCTTCAGGGCTCGGTCATCTACTCATCGCCGTCCATGGGTGGCTACTACATCGGCTCCAGCTCCAACCCATGGACGAAGCAGATGTACGCTATCGGCTGGGATCTTACCTCGTTTGACGATGAGAGCAGTCTGTTCGCTGGAACCCCTTGCACTACATTGAACCTCCAGCTCACCGGATATGGTGCAACTCAGGCATCTTACTTGAATACCATCATTGTCGTATATGATGTACTGTTGGCGTTTGAAGCCGATGGCACAATCGCAATCCGACGATGATGACCAATACCCCCCCCTTACTCTTATAATCTCATCCACGAATGATACATCATTCTATAATGAGTTTATGCATGATTACGCCCGATGACCAAAGGATCCTTTTGATGATCCAAAAAGTGCTTTAGAGTCTTCCACTGATTCTACCCACAGCGACAACACGAGGTATCCAAAGTTCGCCGATCCCCACGTAGCCGTCTTATCAATTGTCCATGGAGCCACGACCGCATTAACACCCGCATTGATGCTCTGGCCAAACTGGGAAATGCTGATGCTCAGATCCATCTGGCCATTGATCGTGTTAATCTCAAACTCACGATGACCCGCCAACGGCGTGTTGTTCCAGTAGTTATTTGAACTCTGAAGGCCTGGGGAGCCACCGCCTGGAAAGTGGAACAATGAACTGTTAATGTTGATGATCTGCGGATTCTGGGCGTAGGTCGTGATATTATAGGCTCCACTGAATACCTGGATACCATCAACCCGTACCTTGTACGCTCCACCATACAGATTACACTGACGGCTCACCGTGGCGACATTGTTCCATGATGTCTGCGATGCGGTAATGGGGGCAGTCGTGAATCCATTGTTTGTCTCGTTGCTATTGTTTAGCAGATCATCATACGTGATCGTGAATTGAACCAATGGCATGTTTCTACACTAGTGAGCTATTTTTATTCCGTGTGAATCATCATGGGGGTCATCTTGCGAAAGAACCGAGGACGGGTACCTACGAGATTGACGGTTAAGAATGGATGATCGCTTTCGTCATGGAAGCACTGGTTAAACACCTCGTCGGGAACATCATAGTCTTCTTGGATTGCCTCAATCTCCTTTTTGTTGTTCATCGGGAAAATATAGAGGAGATCCGCCTGTTTGCGGAGGTTAGGGGCGATGTTCTTATAGGACTGCGTGATACAGAAGATAGAAGCGTTGAAGTGGCGATGATTATAGAACATGCTGGTAATTGGGTTCTTCTTCATGCTACGTGGCAAGTCTGCAACGACATCGTCAAGAATGATGAGGTTGTAAATCGGGGGCAGTTTCTTCTTCAGCTTCATCTCCTTCATCTTCTGGGCGTTCTGCTCGTTCGTGATGTAGTCACAAATCTTCTTAATATTGGCATCCGTGAGGGCATCAAAGTATTTGCCCTCTGAATCTAATTCTTCCCGTAGGTGTTTAGTCTTTTCTTCCTTGCTTGGACTGATCAAAAAGATGTTTCCAAAGTACCCCCCAAAGAGTTTATTGGAAGAGAGCAAGTTCATCCAGAGGCTTGACTTGCCTGTTCGTTTCTTACCGCTAATAATGGAAATAGATCCCTTGGTTCCTTTTAGAATAGGTACGGTAGGGGAAGCATCATCTTTATCCACTGCTTTAAAGAGTTTGCTGAGATCGGAGCCTGACATTTAATAGAGCTATAGAATATAGATATACGAAATGCCATACGTCATTCGGAAGCTTCCAAAGCAGGAACTCTACAAGGTGATGAATAAGCAGACGGGACAGGTACTTGCGAAGCATACAACGAAGGAGAAGGCAGAGGCTCAAGTTCGCCTACTTATGGCCAGGGAAAATAAATGAGGCTAGAGTATGTACAGGATCACAAGCTACACGTATCGCAAAGCCTTCTTGCTGGGTCTAGAAGTAAAGCCCTCCAAGAATCCCAAGAAGAAGATAGATGTCTATCAGCATGGCCAAAAGATTGCATCAGTAGGAGATCCTTCCTATGGAGATTATCCTACCTTCCTTGAAGAGAAGGGCAAGGCCTACGCTGAGGAGCATCGGAGACTGTATCATCTACGACACACTAAACAGACGTTACGTGAGCGATTGGCTAGGGAATTATTGTGGTAGCAAAAATAACGCCTTATTCTTGCCCCCCTTGGGGTTTTTATTCGTCTTCTTCGTCTTCATGTGCTTGTCGCCAGATGTCATGGACTTCATTCAATAACATGTCCTCCAAGACATCCATAATGTCCTCGTCCGCAAGGTATTCCTCGCAGTCGTTCTCCTTTGCAAATCGTGGGAGGTGTTCTTCAAGGGTCTTCTTGATGAGATCCATAAGGAACTCATCGTCTTCTTCGTAGTGATCATTGATGTACTGACTGCTCAGTTCGCTCCATACTTGTTCAATGAAGTCGGACATGGAAATCTTCTCTTGGTTCATAGTTCGGTTGTTCGGTTGGGTACCTTCAGAAATGGGGGCGGACGGCCTTCAAATTTTTTTCGGGACGTGTAAATTTGACGATCTAAAAATATTATATAGCATGTAGATAGTTATGAACGTAGTCCTAGTTGAAACGACCACCAATAAAACCATGGTGCTAGAAGATATCACCATTGAACGCATCCAGTATGCCATAGCGTTCCTTGAAGACGAGAGAGCACGTAAGAGACAGTATAAACGCAATGCATACGTACCAAAGGGGCGACCGCCAGGCCGTCCCCGTCGCCAAACGCCCGAACCCTCCGGCGAATCCGCCGAACCGTCCGGCGATTCGGTATAAATTTGAAACCGGGTGGCGGTGTGTTTTTATCTCCAGATTATTTCCTAAACACTCTGTAGAAAAAGAACCTACTATGAACTCCATCCTAGCTACGTATGATTCCCTCGGCTATATCTACTTCCCTATCCACTTCCAGCCCAAGTACAACGACAAGAAGAAAGATGGCGTTGATAAGGGCACACAGTTCCCTAGAGGCTGGACATCCATCACTACCTCAGAGCGAGGCCAGAACGTCGCCATCCTAACAGGCAAGGCATCAGGCATTACCGTTGTGGATTTTGATGATATGGACTCTTATCATGCGTGTTGTGAGCGTGTCCCTGAGCTGGAGTACTACTACACTGTTCGCTCTAAGAACGGCGTTCATGTCTATTTCACCTACCAAGAAGGACTGGCCAACGATTCAGATTGCTTTACCCTCCCAGGCATTGACATCCGCAACGATGGCGGATGCATCCTCGCCCCACCATCATCCTACACGTTTAACGGAACCACCTATCGCTATGAGGTGATGACCGATGGTGCGGTTGAGGAGATGCCTGAGTCTCTTCTGGAGATGGTGAAGGTCAAGGGCAAGAAGGATAACGAGGTTCGCCCTGTCTCTCGTGCGAACATGATTGATGTGATGAACGACCAACTCAAGACCACCTATGCCCTCCTTGATCTCCTCTCCGTGGATAGAGCGACTCAGTATGGCTCTTGGTCTCAGGTGGGCTTCGCCCTTCATCAGTCTCAGGGTGCCATGGCTGAAGAGTTCTTCCACTACTTCTCAAAGAAGTCCTACAAGTACAACTCCTCTAAGGTGTCTGAGTGGTTCGCCACGATCAAGACCCGCCGAGATGGATTTACTGAGCGTTCCCTCCACTACTGGGCAAAGCAGGACTCCCCCATTGAGTATGCGGAGAAGTTCGGTATTACCCCTCGTCGTCTCCTATACAACGGCGACGGAATCAATCATGCCGATACCGCCAAGTGCTACGATTCCATTACGTCCCAGAAGTTCATCTACTCCAACAAGTGCTGGTACAAGTATGACCTCAACAATCTCATCGTGAAGCTGGGAAAGGAGAATCCTGATGCGTTACGCTCTTCTATTAGCGATACTCTACAGCGAGAGATCAAGAAGGCACTCAATGAGATCCCTCACAACGACGAGCACTACAAGGACACCGTTAAGAAGGCTCTCAAGTGTCATAAGATCCTTGGAACGACAACCTTCATCAATGGCACCATTGATTACCTCCGCACGATCTACACGGACAATTCATTCTCTCAGCTGATTGATACGAACACGAACCTGATTGCATTTGCGGATGGTCTGGTGATGGACTATGGAATGAAGGTGATCCGCCCTGTGGAGCAATGGGACTATGTGATGAAGACGACCCGCCGAACGCTCAACGAAGAGTCATCTCCTGTGATGCGTGAGTGGATCCATAAGGAGCTTCTGAACATCTTTGATACTGAGGAGATGGTTCAATATTGGAAGGAGCACATCGCCATGTCATTCTTTCGCAATAACTTTCAGAAGTTCTATTGCCACACGGGAACGGGCGGTAACGGCAAGGGTATCCTCTTTACTCTCTTGGCTCAGGCTCTCGGTGATTACTATCTCCAAGCGGACAATGAGTTCCTCACTTCTACTTACAAGTCTGGAGCACCGAACCCCACACTGGCGAGAGCCAAGGGTGTTCGCTTCTTCGTGACCAGTGAGCCATCGTCTGAGGCATCGGATGGAGGCAAGATGAAGTTGTCCGTTGAGCTGATCAAGGCATTGACTGGTCGTGACCCTATCAATGTGCGTACCTTGTACGAGGAGAGCACGGAGTGGATTCCTACCTTCACCTCCTTTCTCCTTTGCAATCTGATTCCTGAATTGACTAAGGTGGATGGTGGCATTCGTCGTCGCTTCATGAAGGTTGATTATCCCAATACCTTTTCAGAGAAGCCGAAGGCTGGAGAGAAGAAGGCAGATGTCACCCTGAGTGATAGAATCGCACAGCCAGAGGTAGTCAATGAGTTCCTTCTGATGATGTGGGAGACTGCCTGTAGTTTCACGGATTTCCATTACCCAGAGTCTGTTCTGCGATCCACGGAGAAGTGCCTGGATGATGAGGACAAGGTGCGTGTCTGGCTCCGTGAGTACATGGAGACAATGGAGGAGCTCCCTCGCAAGAAGAAAGGCGAGGAGGACACCCGCATCACCAAAGCGGATGCTCATACGATGTTCAAGAGGGACATGAAGACTGGAATGGGTGCAAAGGCATTTCACTACCAGATGCGGGAGGAGCTCAAGATAGGAGTTGCGGGAAGCATGGGAAAGGAATACTATCTTATCAAGCAACGAGTATTCCAGGATGAGGAATGAGTCGTCTAACGTATTAGAAAGACCTATGAAACGAAAAGGTTTATAGGTCTTTTTATAGGTCTCAGAATTAGTAGAATTAGTAGTAAAATCTCTCCATTTTTTGAAAAGTACATATGAGTTTTTATTTCTATAGAATGGTTTATAAAAAACCCCTAGATTTTCCTACTATTCCTACTAATTCTGAAAATAGATATACCTACCGGCTACAGGATTTCCCTACTTAAATAATTCTCTATCCCTAGTGTAGATGGAACAGGAGCTCCGTGAGTTTGATAAGAAATGTACTAAGCCATTGCCACCGCTCCTAGCGAAATGGAGAGCTAGATGGGTGGAGGAGATGAACAAAGAGAAGAAGCGTAGCTCTCATGATTCACGAAGTCATTAAAGTACTTGGAGGTCAATAGCTCAAATAGCTCCTCCACAATCAGGACGAGGTTCTTAATGGGTTGGGGATCGTACAGAGTGATCTCATCATTGTCCTCACCACAGACAAAGACCATCACGCCTAGATCCGTCTGATCAAAGGTTTTCATCGTTTGCACGAACCGATCCTTATAGGAGTTGTCGTTGTTATAATCATCCAACTCAAAAACGAACCGAGGGATCAGAGCAGGTGTCATATCATCAGGATGAATCAACATTCTAATGATAGGCCATAAATTATTTTAATGCCTTGTACGAGATTCCAGGATACGAGCCAACCATGGGTTGTTGGACTCTATCACAGTATTAAGCTTCTCCAGCTTCTTAACCTTCTCGTCTAGGTCGTCCATCTCCAGTTTCGGTTTCCGTCCCTGGAACTTCTTAGGAGGTTCGTCCTCCTCTGATTCATCGGATGGTTCGGGAACCTTGGGCTTTCGTGATGATGGCTTCTTGACATTCACCACTACCCCAGCCTCTTCCTTGTTCATCCGTTTATCCTGGATTCGCTTGGCATCCTGTAGCTTCTTAATACGTGCCTGACGTGCCTCCTCAATCTGGCGACGCTGAGCCTCCGTGCGTTCCTTCTTATCTTTAAGTGCCTGTTCCCGCTCCAGCTTCTTTATTTGGCTAGGGGTCAGTCCCACGGCTTTCTCATATACTTCCTTATCAAGTACTACCTTTTCCACCTTAATCCCAGCATCCCACCGCTTCTTCCGCTCTCGCTTCTGCTCCTTCTCATACTCCCTTATGCAATCGTTAATTTCCTGAAGGGACACGGGAGTGTCGTCATCTGACGGTACATTTTGGGTCTGGTCGTCGGAGTCGGAACCACTATCACTAGATAGATCGGACATTTCTCTATTGTTCGTGGAGAAAATATTTTTTGACAAAAAATGTTTGCTACATGTATAGAATGAGCTCTGTTCCCACTTGGAAGACGGCTACTGCCTCACAAGAAGAACTACGTAAAGCGTTTGAGAATGCGAAAGAGGCTACGGCGACGATCAAGACCGAGCATGTCGGAGAAGATGGGTTGCCCGTTGCAACCTTACTAAATATGGCCGAAGGGCTTGGGAAGTCTATTACGTTTTGGTCGTCTCAAGAGTTGCCTCTCATCCCTGAGATCTATGTCGCCAATAGCGAAACCGGCACGACCCCCCGTAGTAAGTTGTAAGATGCGATTGATCACCGAGGCGAAGTCCGTCACTTCCTTAGCCTTCTCCTGTGTCCCATGGGGGAGCTCCTTGATGAGTGCCTCCATATCCTGATTCACCCACTTCCTAACGGAATCCGTAAGAAGCCCGTTCTTACTTAATACCTTACTAACCCATTGCTGACAGTTATTTCCCAATGGGTTGTAATCTAACCAAAACGCCTTCTCATCGCCCTTGGAAGCCGTTTGTATCATCTCATCTATCGTCTTATTGACGGCACCCGCCACTGAGAGAACTTCCTCCCCTTGTGCTCCAGGAGACCATGCCCTTTCATTGATCGTCTCGTTCTTCTCCAATACGTACTTGTCGTTCAGGATCAAGTAGAGATGGAAGAAGTTATCAACGCCAAGTTTCTTATGGGCTTCTTCAAACTGTCCAGCGGAAAGGATATCAAACCCTAGGCGAACAGCCTTGGCGATGGGTGTCCTACCGACCTTGACCGAGGTGATGGCTTCCGCACCATGTGCCTTAAGAAACTGTTTGAAACGTACAGTCTCATATCCTAATAGCCAATTGAGCACGTCACCACCGATGCCGTACGCTATGTGCTGTTGCTTACGTCCTACTTTAAACATCTTCTACAGGGAGTGAAGACTTTTGGTTCAACAATTTCTCCAGCTTGAAGAGGATCTGACGCAAGATAGAAGTCTGTTGTTGGATTGCAGAGAGGAGCGTATCGTTCTGCGGTTCAGTACCACGCATGGCTCGTTCGTATAGTTCGCATCGCTGATCCGGAGTTAATTGGCTAAACATTCTATTCTATAAACAGAAAATCTATTTACAAAACACACAGCGTATATCTAGCCGTTGCGATAAATAGAAGTTTCTTAATGATTTCTCTATATAGAATAGCTATTTATAGTAAATAAAACGTTTTATATCCTGTATATACAGTATTTATTTATAGAAATTATCAAGAAACTTCTATTTATAGCAATCCGTGTTTATTGTGTAGGCATTTTCTATAAATATTATTTCTATTTATAGAATAGAAATGGAAAAACTGGTAGAAGCAATCAAGGAGAACCGTCCGAACCTGTCCGAGTCATCTGTCAAGACGTACAAGAACGTCATCACGTGTTTGTACCGAACCCTACGGGGGACGGCAGAGATGGATCATAAATTTTTTACGACGCATGTCAAAGATGTAATGGCTCATTTACAGACGGTGAAGTATAACGTACGAAAGACTATTCTCTCTGCGTTGGTTGCCCTCACGACTGGTGATGTACATCATACCTACCGAACACAGATGATGGAGGATGCCCACAAATACAACGCACTGCAAAAGGAGAACCTGATGACAGGTGTCCAACGTGCCAACTGGATTCCATGGAGCGAAGTGGAGGAGACATTGGAGAAGCTCAAGAAGAAGGTTGATTACATTTGGAAGGAGAAATCTCCCTCTAGAGCCGAGATGATGAACCTTCAGAAGTATGTCCTCCTCGCATGTTACGTGTTGATCCCCCCCCGCCGAGCAATGGATTTCTGCAAGATGAAGTTCCGTCACTTTGATAAGGAGAAGGACAACTACTACGAAAAGGGAACGTTCTACTTCCGCCAATACAAGACGGCTAAATTCACTGGCTTGGAGACCAAGAAGGTTCCCAAGTCACTAGAGGCACTTATTAAGAAATGGTTTGCATTCCGCAAAGACGAGGATCTGATGTTCTCGGATTTCATGGGATCTGAGCTATCATCCTCTCAAGTCACCAAAATCCTTAATGGGATCTTTGGTAAAGCAATCTCCATCAATCAACTGCGTCACATTTACATTACCGAAAAAGAGGCTCCCATCTTCCAGCAACTGGAAGACACGGCCAAGGATATGGGACACTCAGTGGCTCAGGCGAGGCTGTACGTTAAGAAGGAGTAGATCATTCGTTCTTGATATCCTCCAACAGCTCAGCATATAGATCAAACAACATAGTTGTCATTAAATCTGCCCTCTTCATTTTATTGATAGAGGGAATGATCATGTCATCCATTCCAAGATGTTGAAGCTTTCTATTCAACTTACGGGCAACCTCTACAAGAGAGGGCATGGTCATTTGACCTAGCCAATCCTTAATAGGAACCTTCTTTAAGGATTCATGCTTGGAACTGGCTTTTTGGATTTCCTCTGCCCGTTCCTCTGCCTCTCGTTGGGCTTTTTGTTTTGCCTTAGCCTCCTTCTCCTTTGCTTCAGGATGCACAGGAGCAGGAGAGGCAGGTCTGGATGGTTCCTCTTCTTCAATCACCACCGAGGATGGACGCACAGGAGCAGAGATGGAATCAAAATCATCTTTACGAATCGGCTGGTCTGGTTGTCTAAGAGGCTTATGTTCCTCTTCCCATTTGACCTGGAGCTTTCGTTGTTCCTCCAATTGATCCTTGCGTTGTTCAATCTCCTTCTTGTACTTATCAACGGCCTTGCGTTCTTCTTCCATCGCCTTCTTGGCTTCTTCTCCGAAATCCCGTTGGGTAAAGACCTGAGGGGTTTGGGTGGAGAGGGGGCGAAAGTTTTGCCAGGTGCTAGGGAGCTGTTGGAACATCTGCTGAGCAGGGGACGGCCAAGCCATCACGGCCTGACCAGGGATTCCTGGTGCGTGGGTCGGCCGTGGAATTTCTGCTACCTTCTTAGATGTCTTGGCTTTCTTTGGCTTCTTCTTGGATCGTTTCTTTCCGAGATTCTTGGAACCCCTGGCGTGTGAGTCCTCATCTTCCTCATCCACAACATGGTGGCCTGGTATTGTGTGTGCCAGACGCTTCGCCTCCGCCAGTTGATGATGGCTCAAAGGTAGATGTATCCCTTTTGACTTCATAATCTTTTTCACTGTTTCAGTGTATATACAAGGGACGATGATCTCCCCTGTATGTGCCGTAATCGCTATGGGCTTTGAATCCTTCAAGGCCAGTAACCCCTTCTTGGTAATGTTAGGATCGTGCAAGTACATACTAACAATACTAAGTAAAATAAATCGCTTACTTCTTATCCGCCTTCTTTGCCTGTCGGTGTTTATGGAGACCCTCCAACATTCGCTTAGTAGCCTGTTTCTGGGCTTCTGTACGGGGCTTCTTGACACGCTCTTTCTTTGGGACTTCACCACCAACCGCCTTGCTGACCTTGGTGAATTCAGTGGCGGGAGGGATATCCATCTTTCGGACAAAGTCCTTCTTACCCATCTTAACCAGACCTCCGATGGCCTTGGCCTGTTCCTTAGCCTCCTTAACCTCCTCATCAATCATGGCCACCGTGAGACCCGCCTTTTTAGCCTCTTCAGGGTTGGCCTTGACGAGAGCCTTCAGCTGAGCGGGAGTAGAGATAACCTTCTCCTTCGCATCTTCGGGCAGTTTAATACCCATAGCACCCACATCAAACGTTCCAACTGCAAACTTAGAATTGATATAGGAGGCGATGCTTCCGCCGACAACAGGGATTAGGTTACCACCAGCTGTGATGGTGGCCTTTGCGACAAACTTGGCAAATGACTTTACAGCGTTGCCCATCTTTCTTATATTATGGCGTAAGAGAATTATTTGGAATACGACTACGACAATGATCAAAAGCATACCGTAGGTTGTCTAACTCAGGAAAGGAATAGTTTAGAGAAGAGTCTTTCATAGGGGTGAGCGTAAGAGCGGTATGGAGAAGTAGCATACCCATCACCATGCTCCCAATCACATCATAAAAATCCATTTACAACAGGGAATCCTAATATCGTGGCAGGTATTAAAAACGAGAAATGTATTACTAGAAAGTCTTTAAGTGCTCCTGTGATCTGATCAACTACCCAATCTCTTACTTTGACCAACAGGAGACGAAAAGTTTAAAAGCGGAGCGAATGAGGGATGGGGCAACAATCGGCTGGTTAAGAAGCTTGGCATCAAAATCAGCCTTGGAAATGGCCTTCTTGGGAATGTGCTGTACAACGTTGCCTTTGATCTGATCAAGGTAGTCCTCCACCTTTTGAATCCAGGACACGTAATGCACGATGTTGTAGCCAGTCAGGTCTTCCGTCTGGAGATGAACCTGGGCATCAGGGAGGCGAATATCCACAATGAGATAATCGCAAGGGTCAAGCTTGGCAAAGGGGACGTTACGCATGGCCTCGTCCCATACAACGACCTTACCGTACTTGTGGAATTGAGCAATGGCGTTCGGAGATAGATCTTTAGAGATAATCACCAACATAGACAACGACTCATTCGGAACAACAACGGGAGCAGGAGGCTGAATCACCGCAGACGCAACCGAGGCCACACTAGAGGCGATGCCCTGTAGGACGCTCGGGAGTGGAGGGGATGACATTGGGTTTATACCCAATGCTGAGATAATTATTGGGCAGGAGCTGACGCTGAGGTTCCATGGACAGCCTGGATGTATTGCTGGAAGGAGTTCGCTAGGGTATTGATCTGAGATTGCAATGCTGATATCTGTGATGCCTGTTCGGTGAGTTGGGTGGCCTGTTCGGTAATGACCTTCTGCTGTTCTTGCACGGCACCAATCAAATGGATGACCCAATCATTATACTGGATGCCTAGACGTTGTTGGTCATCCTCTGCTGTTGGTGGGCGATTATCGGCATTGCTCCATTCCGTGACACAGTGGGGATTGAATGCCTGTACATCCTGAGCCACTAGACCAATATGAACCCTATCCTTTTCTTCTTGGGGAATGGGAGTGGCATTACCATCCTTATCCACTTCGTGATCATAGTATTTACGCTTGTAATACTTGGGCTTACAGGCCAGAACCTTCTCAAGAGATCGGTTCGTCTTGAGATCAGCGATGTCAGTCTTTTCACGCTCATCGGAAACACTTACAAAACCACCAGAATAGACATAACCCATTAAAGTGCTTCCATAATACCAATAGGCGGAATTGCACATTGTATAGAGCGTTGCCCAGAACAAAGCAGGACTCAAATTAACAATATAGTTGATGGCAGAACCGCTTGATGTGGAATTATTACATCCAAGGGCGAGAGCAAATTGTGTATTTGTAGGAGCATAAGTATTACAGAATAACGTGTAACCTGACGCATTCCAAGAACTCATTCCACCAGCTGAGACAGCCGATGTAGAATTCCATATTGAATTACGACCTCCATATGAAAATCGTGAATCAACAGAAAAACCACCATTTCCAGTATAAAACTGGTTGGTGCTTGTCGTTGCAATATATCCAGCTGCATTTACTGATCCATTGACATCCAATACCTGAGTAGGAGCCGTTGTGCCAATACCGCAATTTCCCGAAGAATCAATAGTCAATCTTGGAAGAACAGTGTCCGCTCCCGTGTATGATGACGCATTACATTGAACGGCATTGATTTGAAAATCTGCATTGCCTCCGTGATAAGAAGCACCCATACGATATTTGTAGATGTTACCATAGTTACCTGCTGCAGTATTAGATGAACCTACTTCTATATCAGTTCTGTCCGTTGAGAAATAAGAGATAGAACGAGTAAAACTGGCAACTACAGTATTTGGTGCGGTAGAGGCCAAATATCCCGCTCCGTTCCACTGAACATCTAAAAAGTATTTGGGGGTGCTTGTTCCAAGTCCAATATTACCGTTTGCTGTTATACGCATACGCTCAACAAGGGTATAGTTAGGAGATACACTGGTTCCTGTAAAAACAGAGAACGCCATATCCGTGTTTCCATTACTTGCATTTTGGCAAATAGCCGCTATTTCTCCAGCCGGTGATGATGAACCAGTACCTGAACCTGAAGACGGCCAAAGTCCGAATTGAAGACAAGCAGAAGATGAAACTGCGGTATTAGTATTTGAAATCAAACTTGCTATTTTACCTGCTGAACTACCTGATATATGAAGAAAAGTATATGGACTTGTTACCCCAATGCCAACATAACCACCTAATGGTTGAATTAAAAGAGGTTGGGGATGTTCAGCCCCTGAATAGTAATCGCTTGATTGAATAAATGCAGGTGCCCCAACTCCTGACGAATAAAATTGACCCATTTTTAACCAAGCACTATTTGATTGTAAAGCCAATTGACACGGAAAGTCTTGTGTGGTTGTAAAAGAAGGAATAGGTATGTTTTGTAGAACTTGAAGTATATGTGTTTGTGCTATCAAACCTACACCAACATTTCCGCTTGAATTAATAGATATTCCTGAGGTTGAATAACCACCTGATGAAGTTCTTGGATTGATTTGTAAAACGTTACTATCGCTATACATTGCGTATTTCTGGGAAGTTGAAACATCAATGATTTCAAACACACCCTTAACACTTAACGGCCAATCTGGGGATGCAACACCAATTCCTACATTACCGTTTTTATCAATTACAAAACGAA